GCGCGAGATAACCTCAAGAATGTGGCGATGGCTGGTTTTCATGATTTCAAACGCAACCTCGAACTCCCCATTGGCCAAACGCTGAAACCAACCTTCGATTTGAGCGTACGTGCATTGCACGGCGGGAGGGGCAACCTTCATAAGGTTGAGAGGGGGCTCGTCTCCGATGAACCTAGACCAGAATCTGGTCTTTGGGTCGCGAAGGCAGAACCCTCCAGAGCAAAAGTATTGCTCATAGTTGACCTGAGGGGCAATAGCAATGTTGTTGCTGAACAAATTCCAAGAAGTTTTCCTTCTGGGCAATGCTACAGCTAACTTTGCTTCTACCTCCCTGAACTCATCCTTGAAGCCCGCGTAAAAGTTTTTGCCGACGTCTGTGACGGCGGCTGTGAACTTGAACTTTGGGCCAGCTATCTGACGCTCAGGGTACTTGTGAACTCGGCCTGCGCCGTGGTTCATGTCCTTGTGGTCTGCGTGAAAGGTGTCTGTTTCCATTTCGCGCCTGGTCTTGGCCACACCAGCTTCCCGAAGGAATTGGTCGTGGCCAGACTCATGCGTCATAGATTCACTTTTCAAGCGACGCTTGTCATGCTTGCCGAGTGTAAGCCACTCTTCTGGGCTACACATGTCGTCAAACTCGTCCCATTCATCATCATTGTAAATGGCACTTGAGGCGTCAGTGCCTCCCCCTTCATCGTTGGAGCTCATCATTGAGCTAACGCTGATTTGTTTTCCATAGGCCTTACGTCGGAATTTCTCAACGGCCGACCCCAATATGTAAATATTGAAGTTAGCGTTGGTCTCTCCGCTGCCTTGGATATGGATTCCGTGTGGCTTGATGACACCTTGCTCGTAAGCTAGTGCACCAGACCCGGAGAAACCCGGTCCAGAGGAGTATGCGGCCTTACCTATTCCGTAGTCGGCAAAATGCCTCTTCTCGGCTTCGGTGTAAGACTTAACAGAAGGCCCTCGGGCCGAACAAGGCCCATCACCGTCCATGCCAACTACTTGGCAATT